TTAGAAGATTTAGTCATTTTCACCACTATTCTCCTTTGTAATAATTATACACCAATTTATTTTACCGATTATCGCCATTACCGTGTAAAGTTCCTCGTTTTTTTCGTCCAGAAAGACTTTGGATATTGGCCGCATAAACTTCTTCTAATGTATAATTACATTTGTTGGCAATTTTTTCAACACAAACAATAATATGGGATAAATGTTGAGGAATTTGGACATACTGGGTGCTTGCGCTCATATGGCCATTATGGTCATAATACCAACGTTCGAGAGCTTTCGCAGCCATAACGGCGTGATAGTTCATATGGATAATTAGTCGAGGTAATGAAAGTTTACGGATTTGATTAACGATTGAACAACCACGCATTTCATACATCATATTTAATTCTAAATTTGTATCACAGCAGATATTTGCTAGATACCAACAGCAGTCTCCTAATTCTTTTGCAATAGCTTCGGCGCGATCAGGAGACATATTCCAATTGGCATCACGAATTAGTTTCTTTACCTTCCCTGCTACTTCACCGCATTCACTCACTAAACCGAGGGCAGGATATAGCATTTTACTGTTTTCAATTTCCAGATAGATTGCTGTATTGCGAGCTTTCTGTTGATACTCTTTTAAGTCCATTATTGGTTTTCTCCTTCTTCTTCTTCTACCTCATGTTTTCCTAATTTCATTTTTGGTTGCCATTTAGCATTTTGAGTATCAGTAGCATAATATTTGTATGGGTCTTGTAAATTAATCATTTGCCAATCAGCCAACCCATTTTCAACGGCTTCTTCTGCTGTAAAAATTTTATCATGGGAACACAATTCTTCAATTTTCTTTATGGTAATACGTGGTTTTGCCGCTTTCATTCGGCCAAAATATATTTCATACATTTGTTGTCGTAATTTACTAGCATATTTGGCCCAAGCTTCAACGGACTTACAAGTACCGCTGAGTTCTTCAAAACCATCGTGAATCATAAATGTGCAGTGCGGAGCAACAATTCGGGAGTCACACCCTTGTACAATAATTGATCCCATGCTCATGGCATTGCCCCAGCAAATACCGTAGACGTGTGATGTTGATGCCCTGATAGCATCGTATATGGCCATTCCGTGAAACCAGCATCCACCCAAATTGTTCATATGCACAAAAATAGGTTTAGAAGATATACTATTGAGATGGCACATTGCTTTAATGAAAAATTCAGACATTTGACAATCAGTCCCAGATTCTCCTTCTCCACTTATCATTTCAGCATCGTGGGAACCAACATGAATTAATCGCTGCGATGGTAAATAGCTATACTCAAACCATCTATCAATGTCTTCTTTAATGTACGCCATTACCTGCCTCGTCGTTTAATGATTTAATACCACAATATTCACATTTCGTTGAATTGCCTTCTTTTCCATAACAGAATGGACACAGTGTCCTAATCGGGGTGGAAACTACGTATAAAGTTAAAATTTTATCTATACACTGACTACAAATAGAAATGCCTCCGAATATTTGCCGCATTCTATCTGTTGGCTTAAGTTTCCCGCACGTATCACACGGGAGTCTCTCTGTCGGTGATTCTCTGGAGTTTTTGAACCACCAACAGAAAATGTTCGAAATAGAGTTCGATAAAATCTTCTTTAATCCAACTATGGCCATCCATTATCTCCGGTATACTTCTAATTAAATCAGTAAATCGAGGCATTTCTTTACATAGTGAATCTTGAATAGTTTTTTGTTTTTCGTATGTCCTGAAATCAAATATGACGGGTTTTCCAGTGACTCTTTTGATTCGTCCACGAAGACCACTCAGACTGCTGCTAGCTCTCTCTATGGATATTTGTTTACCAGAATCAATAAGTTCTGACCACTGGGTTAGTAATGTTCGTATATTAGTTTTGTTCATAATGAGTTCTCTCTTCGTTGATGCTTTTGGATTGTGGTAGTTAGGGCTTTTTCGATTGACCAATTCAATTTATATATTCTATCATATAAAGTGAAATAATTAATTCCATATTCTTCAGCAAATTCAATTAAAAGCTGTGTTTTCCCAAAACCCTTCTAATAACCTTAAGTCTTCCGAATTTTTGTCCTATTAAATCGATTAGTTTAGGCATATAAATTACCCATTTGCCTATGATCTAATTCTTTTTTAATTTGCTCAATACACGTTTCACTTATATCCGAACCAATTGCATTTCTATTGGTCGCAATTGCAGCAAAAATTGAAGTTCCACTCCCTACAAATGGATCATAAACCGTTCCGTTTTCAGGACAATGTCCCAAAATAATTCTTTCAATAACTTTTTGATTTATTTGATTAGGGAACCATGATCTTCTTTCTTTGAAATTCCCACAAATTCTGGGGAAATCCCAAATATTTTGTGGAATCTTGCCCATTGGAGATGCTCTGGAATCATTATATTTTAATTGACGATCACTTGGTATTTTGATATTTTCTGGAATCATCAAAGAATTATTTAACCAATATATATTTCTATAGCATAAACTATATCTGTTATGACGAGATTGGTCCATTCCGAAATTAAATCTCCACAATAAGTGTTGGACTAATTCGATTCCTATATCACCAATGGCATTCTCAACCTCTTTTGTCCAGCATTCATTAAAAAGAAAAAATATCGGACCTTTGGTCAATTCCGACATTTTCTTTAACCAAAGACGTAATTTGGTCTCATATTCCCATTTGGGCATCTTATCTATATAATCTGGATATTTTTTGTCTAAACAATCAGGGATATCAGCTATAATTAAATCAACCCTCCCAATTTGAGAAGCAGGAATATCTTCAAATGCGCCTTGTATCAATTTAATCATTTTTGCCCCCTAATTCAATCCTACACCCCATTATACGGGTAACCACCAAGTTTGTTCGAAAAAAAAATTAAAAATAATGGAACGTTTTGTCAAAAATGCCCTCTCTCTATATACGGAGGGACGATTTTATCGGACATAGAATTAAAAGGTGGTGGAAATGAGCGACAAGAAAACTAAGATAAAGTGCTGTTTGACGACCCACGGGACGGAACAGGCTGACGCTAAGGCTGTTGATGATTTGGCCGTACCCGATCCCGAATTAGCTATCGGAAAGCAAATAATTCAGGAAGCAACAGAAGAGGAATCTGATAGTGATAGTAAACCAAAACATTCTTGACGAAGCATATTCCATTATTGAACGATTAGCTAAATCACGTAGTGCTAATGGTGCATTCGCCTATTATGAAAATAATGATGTCTATCAAGAAATATGGTGCATGTGCCTAGAAGCTCTGGAGCGATATGACTCCCAGATAGGTCCAATTGAAAATTATTTGGTTCGACACGTCACCAATCGTATCAAAAATCTAAAAAGAGATAGATATTTTCGTCCTGGTTCAGATATTTCCACTTCTGGTCTGGCTCGTGTCAGAATGAACTTAATAAATGCTTTACCACTTGATGGTGGCGATATTGCCGTACAAGGTGTGCTTTTGTGTTCTACAACGGCTAGTGTTGAACCTGTTGAATATATTTTATGTAATGAAACTTTAATATATATCCGCGAACAATTACCCGACGATTTATGTGAGTCATTCGAAGAATTAATTGGCAATAATAGGGTTCGTAGTCCACTGGTTGAAGAAGTACGCCAAAAGGTTGCTGAGATTTTGAGTGAAAGGGATAATAATGTCTCAGGCTAAATATAAAAGATTATCCTCAAATCCCAAAGCGTTAAAGATTCTTGCTGATTGTGCGAAGCAGGGTCTAACGGATAAGAAAATTCAACAGCGATTGGCTCAAGAATGTGGATATCAATGGACAACTGATACGATTAGTAAGCGTCGTCGTCAAATGGGAGTGGTGAGAAATCAGGGCCAACCGACTAATGTTGATAGCCCAATGCTTACCATACCGCCCCATGGACTTTCTGATCCCGAAAAGGCTAACTGGTTTAGAGATCAATTCAAAAAAACACATTTATACACGACTATTCAAAAACAGTTTGAGCCTGAAGAAGTATCTACTTATTTGGAAGATTTTGGACTTTTGTGTTGTCAATTTGAAGATATTGTAATTTCTGAGTTTATGCAAGTCGATGATTTTTTAAAACACAGAATTCTCATTAATAGACAATTAATCTTGGCTCGTTCAGTTCAAACACAAATTGCCGATTTACAAGAATGGTTTATTTTGAACCCCAAGGTTGAGGGTGAACATCAAGATACTATTAAGTTTCGTATTGTGCAACAAAGGCAATTAGATAATAAGTATAGATATCTTAAAATAGCTAATGATCGATATGATGCTCTTGTGAAAGAACGACAAAAAATTTATAGTAGTTTGGCCGCAACACGTAGAGATCGTTTGGATGAGTTGAAAGGTGGTAAAGAAACATTTTTTGAGTTGGTGAGTCAAATGCAGCATTCACAGGACGAACGAGATAGGCAGGGGAGATTGGCAGAATTGACTAAACTGGCTTCGGAAGATATTAAAGAAGAATTCCGTAAGCCGACTCAGTTTCCAGACGGAAGTGTTGAGCCTATTATTATGGATGATCTCACATCCTTTGATATCGACGATGAAGATTAGATAGGTAAGGAAAAGGAAAGAATGAACAAAGTAGCCCTTTTAATTCCAAGACCCGGCATGTCTTATTCAATGGTTAATCAAGGTTATGCTGATGCATTAGAGCATCTCGGGTGGAAAGTTTATTTGTGCAATCCAAAAACTAAACTAGAATGTAAGAAGCTGATTGAGGAATACGGTGTTAAATTGATCATGACTCATTCCCGGTTCGGCATGAGACAATTGCCGATTAATACTATTAACGCCAACAAAGTATCGGTAGTTGTGGATGCTTTACCTTTGAATCTAACCCATGCAACTATTGATGGACCATACGAACTCGCCCACGACGATGAACCGGATTTAATTAAAAAAATCCAAAACGCTGTGGTTCACACCCATTTAGAACCCCATTTGTTGTCTACATATATGCATGGCTGGTTAGACAATAATATTGACATTGAGCACTTACCATTTGCTGGAAATTTAATTCAAGCCTTGCCGCCCACGTGCAATATACTGACTGATGTAGCAATGGTTGCCAATTTTACACATCGACAGGGTGTTATGAAACGTTTTATAGAACCTCTATTCAAGCGGCTTGATTTGCTCGGCTACTCCTACCAAGCATTTGGTGATAATATTTGGAAACTCGCAGGACTAAGTTGCAATGGCCCATTAAACAATATTACGAAATTAGCTCATATATATGCCACCGCTAAAATATGCCCAAATATTCATACAGAAAAACAAATTAGTTTTGGGGCATATGTTAATGAGAGATCATTCATGATTCCGCTATGTGGTGGAATACAGATATCTGATAATCCATTGATTTCTAAATATTTTGGTTCACATTGCGAAATAGGTGTTAGCACAACCGACTATATGAATAAAGTTGTTGGGCTTGTTGATGATCAATCGCAACGCTTGGATAAAATTAAAGGCGGCGTAGAGCATGTGGCCCACAATCATACATATTTTAATAGACTTTCAACATTATTTGATACATTGGGATTGCTGGAATTTGCAGATGAGGCAAGAACTAAAGGACAAACAGCGGCGGTACAACACTGTTGGGGGATTGACGCGAGGCTCAGCGCCGCAGAAAGAGATATACCATATGATAACAAAACCATCAGAACGACGTAATCTGTGGAAACGAGTGGCGGGTGTTACTATGCCTATTACAAGAAAGAGGGTTAAATATGGTCGTAATTGGCTGTGTTTGTGTGGTAGCGGAAAGAAATATAAAAATTGTTGTATAAATGAGATCAACGACTTAACTGCTTCAGACGATAATGCTAATGTCGAAACATTGTCAGAGGACGTTCAAAAAATGATTGATGTTCAGCGTGAATCACAAGGAAATGAGAGGATAAAGGAAAATGGATAAGACAGTACTTATCACAGGAATAACTGGTCAAGATTCTAGTTACCTTTCGGAATTATTGCTCGACAAAGAATATAAAGTCTATGGAGTAATCCGACGATCCTCGGTTAATACGACAGAACGCATTGCTCACTTGTTGGATAATCCGAAATTCGAATTGGTGGAAGGTGATGTTACTGATGCGGTATGTATGCATCGATTGATTTCTGGTATTCAGCCGGATGAAGTTTATAATTTGGCAGCGATGTCAGTGGCTGCTGATTGTATTTGTCCGATTATGACTGCACAAGGAATTCAGCACAGGACCCTAGAATCATTGTGGAATCAGCAAGTTAAAAAGAAGAAAAATATCAGGGTTGAAAAGGTTGATGATATAGATGTAGAAGTGATTGACTTGCCTCAAGATACACAATTAAAATCACTTGGATTCTGGAATGGAATGGGTACATGGTTTAAAATTAGACAAATTTCTAGACATCGCTGGAATGATAAAATTGCTATTTGTAAGCAGAAATTTGGTTCAATCAAAGTTACACCCAATCATTCTTTGCTCGATGTTACAGGCAATCTGTGCCAGCCTCATGAAAATAAATGGTTGTTGAATGTTAGAAAAATTAATTATTCTTTTGATCAACAAAATATCGACCATCTCGAATTAACTATTCCCATCAACCACACAGAATGTGATGATAATTATGTATGGGCTAAAAGTAGTACCACTAAATTGACAAAAAATGTTAGTGGGGAAAGTCTCACAGCGCTGTGTCGATTTATTGGTGCATATATCGCAGAGGGGAGTGTTTCTTATAACAAGGCAAATGGTGGATATATTACTAGTATTGCCAACAACAATCTTGAATGGCTCAAAAGTCTTGAAAAAGATTTGAAGCAATTTTTCGTTGGTTCTTGTTGTTATTCACAAACCAAAAAGGAAGAACATGACAATACATGGAATTTACAGATGAGTTCAAAATCTTTGTATTTATTTCTTAAAAACCATTGTGGACAGGGAAGTAATAATAAGCGATTGCCGACGTGGTTTACGAAGCTAGGTATCGATAATCTAGCTGCATTATTCGAGAAAATGGTGGAAGGCGATGGGTGCATCAAGGAATGGAAAAATTCTAAATCCATAAGATATGGAACAACATCATATGAGTTAGCATGTCAACTTAGTCTTTTATTTACGATGCTTGGGCTGGACTATACAGTGAACCACCATGAGTATGATAATGAAAAATGGAGTGATGTGTATAATTTTAGGACATGTCTATCTTATGCTGCAAATCAGGGGGAAAATGGTAAAAGTGTTGAATTTGTAGATTATGATGGATTTGTTTATGATATATCTGTTGATGAAGTTTCCAATTTTGCTGTTGGCGTTGGTAATATTGTGGTTCACAATTCACATGTTGGCACTTCGTTTGATCAGCCGATTACTACATGCCATATTAATGCCCTCGGACCCCTTCACATATTAGAAGCAATTCGTCAATCGTCACCTAAAAGTAAATTTTATCAAGCCTCGACATCAGAACTTTGGGGAGATACAACCATTGCACCACAAGACGAAAATACACCGTTTAATCCCAATTCACCGTATGCTGTGGCAAAGCTTTATGCACATCACATCGTAGGACTTTATCGTCGGGCTTATGGTATTTTTGCCTGCGCAGGTATCCTGAACAATCACGAGTCCGAGCGTCGAGGGGAGACATTTGTAACCAGAAAGATTACCAAATATGTTGCGACATTACAAAACTGGATTGATACACATGATGGATTCCCGCAGAAAGATGTTGATGTTCCTCCATTGGCTTTGGGTAATATCGAAGCGAAGAGGGATTGGAGTCATGCTGAAGACATGGTTCGTGGTATGTGGTTAATGATGCAACAGGATGTACCTGACGACTATGTTCTGGGTTCAGGCAAAACCCATTCTGTAAGAGAATTGTTAGAAGTGGCTTTTGGGTTAATTGGTTTAGACTACAAGGACTATGTAATTGTTGATCCGAAGTTTTATCGACCCGTAGATGTTAATCTTTTACATGCTGATCCGACTAAAGCCAGAGAAATACTTGGTTGGGTGCCAACGATTACTTTCGGAGAGATGATAGATCGCATGGTTCAAAGTGACTACAAGGCGTTGATCGAATGCCCCGTTTAATTTTGCCGACATATACTGTCATTCGAGATACCCGAGAACAAGAAGGGCATGGGTGGACCTTCAATGCGCATACTCCAGAGCATCGTCCTCCACGGTGTGACGGAATGACCGTTGATACTCTTCAAACTGGTGACTATAGCCTTGTTGGTTACACTGATATTTTTGCTATTGAGCGCAAGTTTGCCTTTTCTGAATTGTGGGGTAATTATAGTAGTCAAAAACGACCTGCGTTTGAGGCTGAAATGGAAAGAATGTCGCAGCTTAAACATGCTTATATTATTATCGAATCTCAATTTACGCCCGACATTATGGAACTATCTCCACCTCAATTTGCTAAAGGTGTTCCAGGTAAGGCGTTGGTGAGGTGGCTGATGTACTTAACGGTTAAATATGGTGTCAATATTATTCCAGCCGGAGCTTGCGGTAAGCAAATAGCCCAGATGATTTGTGAAGAAGTTGTGCGTGTTGAAAAGGATCGATGGGTTCATCAGAAACCAAAAAGCAAATCGAGGGAGGATTGTCTTGGGTGCTAAGGTTACATTAGATGAGTTATTACACGGGGACCAAGGGAAACATAAATTCCTATTTCCTTTCCGTGATCGCGTACCTACAATTCGTAAGCATATTTTTACCGACCTTAAACAATCGAAAGACCCATTAGATCAAACTATTATTAGTAAGATGTTAGATATTAACTATATTGGCTGGACTGCCAAGGCGATATTGGGAATTGATCTTTTTCCTATTCAAATTGCTATATTACAAATTATGTGGAAAACACCTTTTCCAATGTTGGTAGCATCACGTGGTGGCTCGAAGACTTATTTGCTTGCAGTATATGCCGTCCTTCGGGCACTATTTGATCCTGGTTCTAAGATTGTTATTGTTGGTGCCGGCTTAAGGCAGGCTAGGTTAGTGTTTGGTTATATTGAAACAATTTGGTCCAATTCACCCATATTAAGAAGTATTGTTGGTGGTGGTAAAAAAGCTGGTCCGCGTCAAAGTGTTGACCTTTGTTATTTTAAGATTGGTGACAGTATAGTGACAGCCCTCCCGTTGGGGGACGGATGTGTCAATTGTGAGACACTTATTACTTATCAAGATTGTTTTGGCACGATTTCTGATGATCAAGCGGATGGCCAAACGGAAAAAACTATTATTAATCGTTCCAGAAATATTTGGGGTAATAAAAAATTCAGATTGAGTGATGAATCATATTGCAATGGCATGGCCAAAACTAAAAAGATTACAACTAGTAAAAATTTTGAAATTGAGGGAACATTTAACCATAAGATTAAAGTATTGCGTGACGCCAAGGTCCAATGGGTAAGGCTCGATGAAATTGTTCTAGGTGATAGGGTGTTGATCGATCGTTCACGGCGATGGCACAATGGTTC